ATGGCGACGGTACACTAGCTACTCCATTTGAGTAAGGAGTAAATTATGGGAACTAGACTAACGGGCTCAGATGTAAAGGCGGTTAATATAACCGCCGATACGGTGGCTTTGGATGCGGATGGGATATCGGTAGCGGCAGCTGTTGGAAACAATGCAGCGCTTACAATAGGCGGAGCCTTAGCAAGCGGCGGGTCGGTAACTCTATCGCACGGTAGAATAGTTACAATTCTTTCTGCTGGCGATGATTCTGCAATATCATTCACTGTGGTTGGCACTGACGTTGACGGCGATGCCCAAACAGAGTCAATAACAGGAGCAAACGCAGGTACAGCGACTGGTTCAGTTTATTTTTTAACTATCACGTCAATTACAGCTGTGGGTGACCCAGCTGGTAACGTCTCTGCTGGCGTTAATGCTTCCGCAGCAGATGTTATATGGGCGGGTAGAGCTAGATTCCAGGGACTCAACCTTGTATGCACCGGAACGGCTGGGGTGTTGGATTTTCTAACAACAAGCCCAACCGGCACATCTATATACAAAGTTGGTACTGTGGCTTCAGCTACTACTACTAGAGATCTAACAATACCAGATGAAGGCATGATTTTTGCGTCAGGAATCTATGTGCAGTACACCGTTTCTACGTTTAATACGTTAACGGTATTTAGAGCATAAAATAAACTATGGCAACTATTAAAGATGCCAACAGGGCCAAAATCGGGAAGCTCGCTTATAGAGGCGGGTTTTTCGCTGGTTTTGTAAAAACCGGAAGATAATATGACAACACCAAGACAAGGTTTTAGAAGGCGACCACCACCAGGACGATTTGGAGGGATAGGCGGTTTGTTTGGCGGTATGGGTGGCGGTATGGGTGGCTACAATCCTTTTATGGGAGGTGGCTTTAATCCTTACCAACAACAACGAAATCCTTTTATGGGTGGCGGTTTTAACCCTTACCAACAAAGAATGCCATTTATGGGTGGCGGTATGGGTGGCTTTAACCCTATGATGGGCGGTGGCTTTAACCCTATGATGGGCGGTGGCTTTAACCCTATGATGGGCGGTGGCTTTAACCCTATGATGGGCGGTGGCTTTAACCCTATGATGGGTCGTGGCTTTAACCCTTATATGGGTCGTGGCTTTAACCCTATGATGGGTCGTGGATTCCAAGGTTATGACTTTAACTCACCAATAGGTGAAGCACCAGCTGATGTAGAACCTACGCCACCACCGTCTATATCTGACCTTTATGGCGGTTTAGATGAAGAACAAAAAAATGCCTTTTTACAACAATACGGACTAGGAGCACTACCAACAACTCCAGATACTCCACCAATAATGGGACCACCGATTGGCATGGAGGAAAACGGAGGACCGCCTCCTGCTCCATTTGATCCAGGTCCTGGGATGCGACCAGGAGATGATGAATACGGAATAGCACCTGAAATAGATGTATTTAACCCACGGGTTCCACCAAGGATAGATGGAATACCTCCAAGTTATGCCGACTGGAGTCTTGAGGAATTGGAGGGTGTTAAACCACCAGGTGTATCGGATTTACCCCCAAATTGGCAATCGAGAACTCAGGCAGAGATTTCTGCTTCAAACGCTCCTTACAATCGGGCTCAACAGGAGATTAGGAAACGGGAACAACTGAAAAACTCGATTGAGAGGGGTTCAGTTGCAAACATTCCTGGCTTTGGTGAAGTTTTTAGTCTTCCCTCGGTAAGTGGTACTTCTAGGTATGTTGATGCTTCTGGCAACAGTATACCGAAAGAATTAACTTCTGAGTGGGGAAGAGGAATGCATGGTGAGTTGTTCATACCGAAGGAATATAAGACGCAACGACCACCTTCTAAGGATCCTTTCGGACCTGGACACCCCTTATTTGATCCACGAGGTACATCTCCTATTGGTCCACCACCAAGACTCCCATCTGGATGCCCAAGTCCTGAAGAACACATTCAACTAGCAAATAACGACTGGATATTGGCTGGAGAGCTTAAAGTAGGTGATGAAGTCATCACTTCAAAAGAGCCTCAGAAAGTAACTTTTGCAAAAACCATTGAAGACAGCCCAAGACGAGAGGTTTTATTTACAGAAGGAGACAGTATTGTAACGTCACCTAGTCACCCTTATTTTGTAAAAGACAAAGGGTTTGTAGACGTAGAAGATTTGAAAGAAGGCGATGCAGTTGGAGATTTGATCGTTAGTGAAGTAAAGCCTTTTTCCGATGGCCCTGTAATTCATATTTCAGTGGACAAGGCTCAAACCTATATGTTACGAGGCGGAACTGAAGAAAATCCAGTACCTGCGTTGTCGCACAATAAATCCCTACCGGCACCAGAAGACAGAATAGGGTGGCCACCAGGAGAACAAGTCCTCCCACCTCCAAGACCTCCAACGATGCCAGGTCCTGGAACTTCACCTCCAAGTATAGGTCCTATTAGCACTCCAACGATGCCACCACAACCTATTAGGCCGATGCCTGTCATGCCACGACCTATTCCACCTGAAATGCCACAACCTATTCCACGTGAAATGCCACAACGGGTTATGGATCCTATGCCTATGCCTAGGCCTGTCATGCCACAACCTATGCCACCTAAAATGCCACCACCAGGACTTTTCCCTATGCCGGACATACAGCCTATGCTACCAACTCCCCCTCGTGGCATAAGAGCAATACCCAGACCTGGCGCCAGACGTAGACCGCGTGGAGGTGGAGGTGGGCCATAAACGATGCCAAAAGTAGACGGAAAACATTACGATTATTCACCCAAAGGCATTGCTATGGCTCAAAAAGCAGCAAAGAAAAAGGGCGTTAAAGTGCAATACAAAAAAAAGGGTGGCAAAGTTAGCTTTAATTCGCCTGGTAATAGCGGGCTGTACGGGCGTAAATAACAATGGCCGTATCTGGATCTAAAGACTTTGAGCTAGACGTAGCAGACTACGTTGAAGAAGCGTTTGAGCGTTGTGGTTTAGAGCTTAGGACAGGCTATGATTTAAAATCTGCGACCAGAAGCCTTAATTTAATGTTAGCGGAATGGTCTAACAGAGGTTTAAATCAATGGACGGTTACGGAAAAAACGGTAGCCATGGTAAAAGATACTGCAACATATAATGTTGATACTACGAATGCTACAGCTCCAATTGATGTTTTGGATTTTTATGTTAGAGAAACCATTAACAACAGCACGGTAGATATCCCGTTAAACCGAATGAGCCGAGCTGAATATAGTCATTTAGCAACTAAAGCTACTACCGGCAAACCCAATCAAGTATTTCTAAACAAACAATTAACACCAACGATTACTGTGTGGCCGGTGCCTGATAAATCTAGTACCTATACGGTATACATGAATGTTTTGACCAGGATGGACGACGCAGATGTTGGCGTAAATACTTTAGATGTACCGTTTAGATTCTACCCCTGCTTAGCAGCAGGTCTTGCTTATTATATGAGCTTGAAAAAAGCGCCAGAAAAAACGGGAATGTTAAAGCAGCTCTACGAGGAAGAATTTGATCGCGCTAAGGCGCAAGACGAAGACCGAACAAGCTTTAGGGTGGCGCCTCAGCTTGGCGGCTACAACACTCCTTAATTATGGCCAGCGCATCCGGTTCAAAAGCATACGGAATTTGTGACATTACAGGGTTCCGTTACAAGCTACGAGATATGAAAATGACTTGGGACGGTCTTTTGGTTGGTCCTGATCAATGGTCACCAAAACACCCGCAGCTGGATCGCAAACCGTATCCGGCAGATTCGCAAGGATTAAAAAATGCTAGGCCAGATACTTCAGATGACAACTCTAAGTTTTTGGTGTACACAAATGTGCAAGATGGTATACTCGGAACGGTGTTAGACACATATGAAATTGAATGTAGTGTCGGGGAGGTAACCATAGAAATAACATGAGTTTTACACTAGCGACATTAAAAACAGCTGTTCAAGATTACATGGAGTCAAGTGAGACTACATTTACCACGCAGCTCAACACATTTATCAAAGAGTCAGAAAATCGCATATTTGATAATGTGCAACTGCCGGTACAAAGAAAAAACGTGCAAGGCACAACAACAATATCGAACCGTTTTTTGGCAACACCAACTGATTTTTATGCGCCATTTAGCGCTGCGGTTATATCGAGCAACAAATATTACTATCTCGATTTCAAGCATCCAAGTTTTATAAAAGAGTACAGCCCGACAACGACTGTTACTGGTAGGCCAAAATATTACAGTTTATTAGACGATACTGCGTTTGAGTTAAGCCCAATACCCGACGCCGCCTACACGGTTGAGGTTCATTACCTTTACAAGCCGACTAGCTTAACTGCCGGATCTGATTCCGGTACAACGGTGCTTTCAACAGATTACCCAGAAGCTTTGCTTTACGGAACCCTGGTAGAAGCTGCCATTTTCTTAAAAGAAGCCCCAGATGTTATTGGTAACTTTGAGGCTAGGTTTAAAGAATCATTGGCCAGAATGAAAAATCTTAGTGAAGGCAGAAAACAACGAGACGAATATAGGTACGATTCACTTCGACAAGGCGTCTCGTAATGAAGCCCATAAAAGAGATTGAGGGTGCTCATGTTGCTCTTGTTGGACTAGGTACATCCCAAATTGATTATGTTATCGGCAGAGAAAACTCTGTTGAGTGGGACGAAACCTGGGGCTGTGGTAGCTCAGCTGCCGTTTATAAATTAGATCGCTTGTTTATGATGGATCCGGCTAGTCGGTTTTTTGACACCGAGGATGCCGGTAAACAAACCGATGTTATGCGCAAAATACTCCCCGATTTAGAAATTCCAATTTATTCTTGTGAGCTTGATGAGCGCGTGCCAGGCATAGTTGAGTATCCCATTAATGAGATTGTAGAGGCGACCAGGTGCGCCTACATGAACAACACGGTTGCATACGCGGTAGCGTTTGCCTACTGGAATAACGTAAAACAGCTTGATTTGTTTGGAGTAGACTTTAGTTATAAAGGCAATTTGCATTTTGCTGAGGCTGGCAGGGCTTGCGTAGAGTTTTGGCTATCAAAATGTATTGAAAAAAAGATTAAAGTAGGTGTAAGCCCAAGATCGACCTTATTAGATTCTAATGTACCGGTAGCAGAAAGACTTTACGGATATCATCGTTTAGAAGATCCTAAAGTAGCTATACCAGATGAAGACGAGTGGTTTGTATGTAACCAATCTGAAATGGACCAATTAATAGAAAGTGGAAAAACCACGCTACGAACAGCGTCCGCTCCGCCGGAGCCATTTAAAGGATGACTGATAGTTTTATTAAGCTTGGGGAAGTTAGTGTGCACACCACTAACAATAAGGGGCATGATCCTGAGTTTTGGGCCGCGCAAGTTACTAACAAAATTTGTGGAATATCCGAACACGCTCCAGACCATGTTAAACAACAAGCTTTGGCTTTTAAAAATGTAGTTTATGATATAGTGTTAAGAGGGATTCGCAGTGGAATCGATTCAGATCGAACAACTGTGGTAAACTTATTACGAAGCCAAGGTCATGGTGACATGGCAGACATTATTAAGGAGTTATAATATGGCAATAACATCGGCTATATGCTCAAGTTTTAAACAAGAAATACTTGTAGAGGGGCATAATCTAACAAACGGGGCGGACAGTATCAAGCTGGCGCTTTATACGTCTTCAGCTACCCTGGGTGCTGCCACCACTGTATACGTTACAACGGGACAA